CTGCCATAGGTATTTCTCTCCGTAGGCTGGCTCGATCTCCTTCAGAAAATAGTTTATTTCCAGCTTCATCTTCCGCTTTATTTATTAATACCTGTAAAGCAAAATCCAAACTTCCTTCTTCCTGTCCTCTGTTAGCTGCTACTAGAGTAGCATTTATACCATCTCTATCAGCAATAGTAAAAGGTCGCCAATATACATTTAAAATTAATTCTCCATTTCTATAGATAGGATAACTCCTCTTACTGTCTATACTGAAAGCTCTTTTCAGTTTGTCGATTGCTCTTTCTGTTGTCATACAAAATTAATTACTATACTTATTAAGTATATTACTACTTTACTATTTAAAGCCAACCTTTTTAAAAGCTTTATCAATATCAAATTTTATAAAATTACCTTTTGTGTAAATGTTGTACCAGTTTGGGCCTTTTCTTGCTGTTAAAGTATTTTCTCTACCATGTTCTGCATAAGTTACCTGTTTTCCTGCAAAATTAGGTAAAGTCTGCCCTGGTGCGTTTATTGCAAAACCAGCATATTTAGCTCTGTTACCTACATATAAATCCTGCCCTAGAGCTACATTAGGCACTCTCGCATTTTTTACTCTTCTACCTGTACGATCTGGCATCATATAAGCAGGAAAATCTGGTTTTCTCTTTCTAGTAGGCTGCACTGGATTCTTTGATACGACCCAGTTTTCACCAAATGTACCTGTCCACCATGGGCCTTCTTCTGTAAGCGTTCTTACAATAGTTTTAGCTAATTCTTTTCTACCTTTTAAAAGGTCTTTTTCAATATCTTCAGTCAGCTTGGTTAGAGGTTTAGGCATTGGCACTAAAAGTACAACTTACAACAGATAAGTAATGACTATCTCCTTCTACCGTAACAGAAGTTGGGCCCTCTATATCGGAAACTCTAGGAGCTACAGAAAATTTATCTACATAAGTAGAACTATTTATAGAGCTTAAACCTGTTATTACTGATTCTGCTACAGCAGATGCAACTGCACTTCCTCTATTTGGAGGAGTCATAATTCCACATCTTATAGATCCTGCGTAATAAGTGACTGCTACTCCTTGTGGTTGAGTTGTTGATTGACTAAAATCTAAACTTACCATTACATACTTTTTATTTTTACCTGGAGTACTAAATGGCATATTATCGAAAATTACAGAAACAGTAGGGTCTGCGTCTGTCACCGCATCTAATATTGCCGTTTCAAATGCTGCTCGTGCTTTTACTAAAGTCATTAGAAAATAACGTCCACTCTAAATAAATACTCTTGACCACCTTTTAGTGTAACTATGTCTGTTATTTTACAGCCTCTACTTGAACCAGAAAAAGTAAGCGTTATCTCGTCTTGCAATAGAGGTTGACTATCTCCTATCAAATCAGGTGTGATATACAACCGTGCCACGTTTTCTTGAAAACCTTCTTCTTCAGTAGAACGTACAAATTCAACAGGTACTTTTATTGTAAAATTTGTATCTACAGTTATGTATTCACCTGTTTCAGCATTATAACTTGATACTCCTTTACGGGTATAAACAATAGTGGTGTCTAATGAGTTCCCAAGTTGAGACACCACTTGTTTAGCTATTTGTTTAAATGCTGAGTCTAACTGTCCTGCCATTATCCGCGTACCGTCCTAAGTTGAAAAGCTCCTGATCCACCTATCATGTATGCTCCAAGATAACTTTGTAACCAGGGGTAAACATCCATAATATTGTTTATAGCTCCTGATCCCTGACTATCAGTATTGTACTTAACCTCTATATCACCTAGCTTTACTTCACTAAAATTACCATCTTTACCAGTTGTGTCTGTTATGGCTCCCGTATCATTTGCTAATGCCCTTGCCAACTCAAACTGTGCATATTTAATATTTTGAGGAATAGTAGAACAAGAAAGCTCTACTCCGTCTACCTGATAATTATTTCTTGGAAATTTTAATGCCTGACCAGAATCGCATCTATCCCCGTAAAAAACTAATGTATCTATCCATCTAGTAGATTCTATTAATGATCTGTTCTTTTGATCGTCTGTTTTATCGGTCCAGGTAGAGGAGCTAGATACAGTTTCAAAATAACTATTAGCTTCAGTCAATGTGACATAGCTATTAGCATTTGCTCCTTTTATTGTTGCGTCTATGGTAGCTGCCACGATTAATAATTAATTTTAGTTTTATTGTAGCGTAAAGAAAAAACCCCACCAATAATTGATGAGGTTTCGTTATGACCAAATTAATACTACTAAGCAATAGTAGAAGTATCAAGAGGTGAGTTGACTACTAAACGTACGATGGGAACTAAATCTGCATCGTATGTTAATGCCCATTTGTTAGCTGTTGCTAGTTGAGCGTTTGTTGGGTTGTCACCAGCATCTACCCACTTAGTACCCATAATGTGATAAGCACTGTGGTAATCAACAGACATGACATCCTGCTTAGAAAGAATGTTTCTATCTGATTCAATACCTAATGGTGATTGCTGTCCTTCAAGGATTGTTCCTGACTTGATTAAGTAGCAAAGGAACTCAGTTTGATGTCCTGATGCACCTGGAGCAACTGTATTAACTTGAGAGTCAATAACAACATTCATTCCTGCAAACTGACCAATACTTCTTTCAGTGATACCAACACCACCACCACCCCACTGGATACCTGTTCCAGTAGAAAGTGCAGAAGTAGAGAATGTCAACATACCAACCTGATATAGGTAGTAAGCAACAGATGGATGAATTACTAGAGTATCTAGTTCTTCTCCTCTTTCTCCAAGAAGTGATCTACCTCTTGCAACTGTAGAAGCTGTTAAGTAGTTACTTTCGTCAGCACCAGTAGCAGCAGCCTTCGCTAAATCTAAATGATTGGAAGTAAGAGCAGATCCAAATAATCCTTGAAGATGACTGAATAATCTTGCTGAATTTAATTTGTTGATAGCATCTGCAATCTGGTTTCTGATATGACCCATAGGATCTTCACCAGCAGCTAATACTGCTACATCATCAACAGCA